GAGACTACAGAGGAAGAGTTCTCTACTCTCATGCAGTCAGTCAAAGAGTTTGGGGAACCCGGATTCGTATGGTCTGACTCTACAGAGTTGATTGTAAACCCCTGCGTAGAGATTGGCATGTGGCCTGTAGATGAAAAGACAGGTAAGACAGGATGGCAGGCATGTAATCTATCTACTATTAATTGTGCTAAGGTTAAAACTGAAGAAGAATTCTACGAAGCTTGTGAAGCTGCTGCAACCATTGGTACACTACAGGCTGGATTCTCCCAGTTCCCATATCTTGGCGAAGTGTCAGAGCGAATCATTAGTCGTGAGGCTCTACTTGGAGTGTCAATGACAGGAGTCATGGAACAGCATGAGATTTGTCTTGATCCAAAGGTACAAAAGAAAGGTGCTGAGATAGTCAGAGAAACCAACAAGAGAGTAGCAGGACTAATTGGTGTCAATCAAGCTGCACGAACTACCTGTGTTAAGCCAGAGGGTACGTCAAGTTGTATTCTTGGTACGTCATCTGGCATTCACCCTCACCATGCTAAGAGATACATTCGTAGAGTACAAGCAAACAAGATGGAGCCAATCTATCAGTACTTTAGAGAAGTAAATCCTAGAGCATGTGAAGAGTCAGTATGGTCTAACAACGACACTGATGACGTTGTAGCCTTTTGCGTAGAGGTTCCAGATGGTGCTAAAATTAAGAACCAATTGGGTGCTATTGACCTGCTTGAGTATGTAAAAAGTACGCAATGTGCATGGGTTGAGTCAGGAAAGAACCCTGAACAATGTACCCAACCTTGGCTAACACACAATGTATCTAATACAATTAATGTTATGCCTCAAGAATGGGATGAGGTTACAGAATACATCTATGCTAATCGTCAGCACTTCTGTGGTATTTCTCTATTGCCAATCGCTGGTGATAAGGATTACGCTCAAGCACCATTCACAACCGTTTACTTACCTAGCGAGCAGATTCATCACTATGGTGACGCTTGTATGTTTGTCAGTGGTCTTATTGAAATAGGCATTTCTCTTTTTGAGGACAACCTGTGGGCAGCATGTGATAGCCTTCTAGGTTTTGGTACAAAGCTCAAGGGTAAAGATAAGAGAGAGTATCAAAATAAGTGTCAGAAGTTTGCTGATAAATATATGGATGGAGATTTAAAAAAGCTTACTTATTGCATGAAGGATGTATATAACTGGAAAGAGTGGCTAGATATCCAACGTGAATATAAAGACGTTGACTACACTCAGGTTCTAGAGCAACAGAATAATGTTAACCCTGTACAGGAACTCTCATGTGCTAATGGTCAATGTGAAGTTTTATAACACATTTGCTTCCTTTTTGTGTATAAGATAGTGTGAGATATACATAAAGGAGGCAACAATGGGAAGATTTATAGACTATACTGGTAAACAAATGGGTAAGTGGACTGTATTATATAGGACAGAAGGTACGAGAAGTGGTCATACTGTATGGAGATGTAAGTGTGAATGTGGTGCAGAGAAAGACGTATACGCAACACACATACGACAAGGCAATAGCAAAGGATGTAAACAATGCTGTAAGCCTAAAGGCAAGGACAGTCCTTATTGGACAGGAGTAGGTGACATTAGTGGTGACTACTTTGACAACATAAGACGAGGTGCTGATGGATCAAAGGGAAGACGAAAGATAAAGTTTGACATTACAAAGAAATATATTTGGAAATTATACGAAGAGCAAGAAGGTAAATGTGTTTTATCTGGACAGCCAATAACAATTGATTATAAAGGGAAAGACCATACAGCCTCACTAGATAGAATAGATAGCACAAAAGGCTACATAAGAGGAAACGTACAATGGGTTCATAAGCATGTAAACCTAATGAAAAACAAGTTAGATCAAAATTACTTTATTAAACTATGTGCAACCATAGCAAACAAACATAAGTCCTGATTACCTTTAACCCGATTGGTTGGGCTGTTGCCTTACCTTTAAACGGAATGGTCGTCAGGCAAACTCAAGGAGAAAGAAATGATGGGATTTGTCTCTTATAAACTGTTAACTGAAACAGCACAGATGCCTTTTAAAGCCAACAGAACAGATGCTGGGTTTGACGTATTCGCTGATGAAGAAGCTTGGGTCTTTGCCAAGCAGCGACAAACAGTCAAAACTGGAATCTCTCTAGAGATGCCTGACAATATGGCAGGTCTAGTTTGGCCTAGGTCTGGACTGTCAGTCAAGAAAGGTATTGATGTACTAGCTGGTGTTATTGACTCTGGCTATAGGGGTGAAGTTATGGTATGTCTTTATAATACTTCTGATGAGGACGTAGAAATAAAGAAGGGTGACAGAATTGCACAAATTGTTTTCCAAGAAATCCCCAATGTATCTTTAATGTTAAGAGAGGACTTAACAACTTCATCAAGAGATAAAGCAGGCTTTGGATCTACTGGACGCTAAGGAGGCTTAAATGGTCGCAGCACATGCACAGAGCAATCGTAAGAAACGTAAAGAAAAGAAAGAATTTAAACCTGTAGTCTTAGAGGCTAAAACTTCTAATCAAAAATCATATATAAGATCTATTATAGAAAACGATGTTGTATTTTGTACAGGTCCATCTGGTACTGGTAAGTCTTTTATTGCTGCTGGCGTTGCAGCACAGAAACTACTCAAGGATGAAATAGATACAGTAGTTGTAACCAGACCTCTAGTTTGTACTGGTAGAGACCTTGGGTCTTTACCCGGAGAGCTAAACGACAAGATCAAACCATACCTACAGCCTATGGAAGAAAACCTTCGCCACTTCCTTGGTCGTGAAAAGTTTGGTTATTATTTTAACCAGCGTAGGATTAAGTTTGAGCCACTAGAAACCATGCGTGGTTCTACATTTCATGACTCATACATGATATTAGACGAGGCTCAGAACTGTACGCTTGAACAGATTAAGATGTTCATAACGAGGATGGGCAAGCATTCTAAAGTGCTTATAAATGGTGATAACCAGCAGACAGATATATTTAGAGATAATGGGCTTGCTTTCTGCGTCCAAAGATTATCAAATATTAATGGTGTTGGAATCTCAAAATTAGCGTATCATGATATACAGAGAAATGGAATCATAGGAGCAGTGCTATATGCACTGGAAGGTTAATGTTGTACGATTATCAATGTGGTAAGTGTGATTATTTTATGGAAGATGTTTATCAATCTATGAAGGATGAGCCACTTACTAAATGTCCCCAATGTAAAAAGAACAGCTTAGAGCGTGTGCTTTATGGTGGCATTCATGCCTGTGTAAAGAGTGGAGAACCAACTACAAAGCATGGAATAGCTGAGAAAAGATTCAACGAAGGTCACAAGACGATGCCAGATGGCAGACAAATTACCAGAGTTGAGTGGAACAAGACTGACATGGTGGAAGCTTCTGAGAGAAGAACAGCTGAAGCTAAAGAAAAGAAGAGAGTATCAGACGCTCAGAAAGCACAGGTAAAGAAGATACACAATATGACGAGAGAACAAAAGATTAATTACATAAGGAATGGTGATAAATGAAATATATAAATGAGGCTAAAGATTTGCCAGAACAAGTTGTGAACAACAGGATTATGTATGACCAAAAAGGAAACGTTACTGACGTAGAGCCACTATCTGTAGCTCACGTTTTGAACCAATCTTTTACTGATGGTAGAGAGTCAAGGACTTACTACCTGAACACAATCAATGGTCTGATATACGATCCTCTGGGTACAGACAGCAACAAGAAGAAGAATATGAACTGCCTACTGAAGGCAGTGTCTCAGCAAACTTTTGATTACTATATGATGTATTTGAAGAGTAATAATTCTCTATATCTAACACGTTCACAAAGGAGCATGATAAATGGCTAAACTTAAACGAGGACCATTGAGTAAAGCTGAAGAGTACTACATCCAAGGTCACAGAGATAACACTCCAACTGATACTATTGCAGCAGACTTAGTGAGATCTAAGACTCAGGTTGAGAAGTTTATTAAAAAGAACCCTATAAAAGAAGGCAGGCTGACAGTGGGGGATCAGTTTGCTAGACAGTCTGGTGCTACTATCATGACAGAGAACGCCTCTAGCATGGCAGACCAGCAGAAAGCTGGCTACACTAGACCAAAACCAGCTTGCGTAACTAAGATTAAAGAGGACTAAATTGAGCTATATATTTGGAGAAAATGGATTCAGGGATCACTATCTAAGTCTCGCTGAACAGGACAGAAATAATATATTTATCTTAGTAAAGACTTCTGATGGTCAAGAAATTTTTTTGAAAGAGTACAAATTGTGGTTGACAATGGGTAGCTATTGTGCTAAAATGAATAT